CCTTGGATGTGGTGGTCATTGTTGTATTAAAAACAGTCTGCGATGCAGTTGCTACATATTCTTCGTATTTTGGGGCAACAATTACAGGAGTTCCATTACTTGCCGATGTGATGCGACCCTTAGAATCGATAGTAATATCAGCAATGGTATACGAGCCAGGCGTTACCGCTGTATTAGCCAAAGTTGTTGCAAAAGATCCGGTTCCACTACCTGTTATATCACCGGTAAGTGTAATTGTTTGGTCACCGGTATTTGTTCCACTTAGATTCGATCCTGTAACGGTACCAGTGGCTGCTACACTCGTTGGTGTAATATCGCCTAGCCCAATTGAAATTGTACCTGTAGATGTTATAGGGGATCCGGATATAGTAATACCTTCGGAACCAGATGCAGAAACTGAAGTTACAGTGCCAAGCCCGGCCGGTGTTATCCAGGATAGGACGCCGGAACCATTTGTTACCAATGTCTGATTGATGGTTCCATCATATGCCGGCCACCTGTTGGCATTAAAAAATAGATATTGGCCGCCACCTGTTGCAGGATTTATATGTAGATCTTGTCCGTTGGATACTGTAATAAGGGCTGGACCACTAACGCCAGCATCTACAACTAGAGTATGATTTACATCAAGATCTATTACAAGATCTGATGCCGCTGGCGGGGAAATTGTACCGGCTTGAGTGATAATGGTACCATTCTTACCTACCTTAAAGGACGATGTACTCGTACCTTTTGCATTTATTGTAACTGACATAAGCACTCCTGTTCAGATTTTACCTGTCTAATATTTTCATACTAGTCTTTGCTTGAACTATTTATCTTCGAATAGAGATATTGATAAATACAAGAAACGAGGGTTTAGTATGGCCAGAATATCACTTTGGAATCCGGTAAAAACAAACGATTACAATTTTATCGATAGAACTATCGGTGAGAATTTTAGAATCGCAGGTGACGGTATTCTTGTGCATATGTATGAAGGTCCAACTACTGATGCGGCCGGTAACACCGATACATCACTCACAACTATCCAAGACGTATTATTTCTACAAAATAATAATAGAAAATATAATCCAAATGTTGTAGAACTAAAAGGGCATCACACTCCACAGGATGTAAACTATGACTTATCTCAGTTTGGTGTATTTCTAAGTTCGGATGTGATTCGTATTACGTTCCATAATAATGATATGTTAGATTCACTTGGTAGAAAACTTATCGCCGGTGATGTGTTAGAGTTTCCTAGTTATAGAGATGTTCCTATCTTCGATAATGCTGTGGGTATCAATAGATATTATGTTGTTCAGGATGCACTCTATGCTGCTGCCGGATATGGACAAAAATGGTTTCCACATATTTGGCTGGTAAGAGCAAAGCTTATGACTGCTTCACCAGAGTTTTCACAGATTATAGATCAAGCTGCTTCAGGGCAAACCGATGGCGGTGTTGGACAGGGTATCGGTCTTATGCCACCAGGATTTACAGATACATCAGATAATATTGGTAATCCGGGATTAGGTCCAAATCCAAATATTACAAACTCGTTGAATCTATTCTGCAAGATAATCGGACTCACAGATGCCATTGTTGCCGAAGCTGAATGTAATGCATTCTTTGATCCTAAGTTCTTTGAAAGTGCTAATCTTTATATCTATCTGGATCCAAATACAGGATATCCGATCATTGGTAGTAACTTTTTTAGTGGTGATGGTGCTCCGCCCAATCTGTCAACAGACAATGCAGATAACCTTGTGCCATCCGGGCCATTAGTTGGTGCTGGTATTTCATTTCCGCCAGGGATGACAGATGGGCAATATTATCTAAGAATAGATTATTATCCAGAGAGACTATTTCAGAAGCAAGGAAACTGCTACAAACTCATTGAGGTAAATGTATTGAAATCTTGGACTGCCTATAATCGTGTCCTTGACACATTCATTGATAATAATCGTGATACGATTCTTTCTGATGGAACTATTGTTCCAGAGAAACAAGCTATATCACAAGTTATAAAACAAAAGGTTGATCTCTATGCCGAGCGTAAGACAAAAGTTACCACAGACGAAGCTGCCAGACAGGCTATCGCTGATGCTCGTGCTAAGATAAAACCTAACTAAAGGATTTCTATTTTGGATTTTTTCTACGACGGTCAGGTAAGACGATACTTACTTCAGTTTATGCGAATCTTTTCTGATATAAAAATCAGAAACGGTCCAGATGCCAATGGCCTCTATGTAGTTCAACGAGTTCCTATTATGTATGGTGATCCATCTTCAATGGTTGCTCAACTTATCAAGGGTGCCAGTGAAAATACAATGTTGCCATCACCTATGTTTAGTGCCTACATTGATAGTATCAAGATGAATGATAAGCGTAGACAAGATTCCCAATATGTGGGTAAGGTGTCTACCGTAGAAAGAGAGTTCAAGAATGGTGCCTATACTGATCAACCCGGTGTAAGACAGGATGTCGATAGATACATGCCTGTGCCGTGGGATATCACATTCAAGTTAGATGTATGGACAACCAATACAACCGTCAAACTACAGATATTTGAACAACTTGCTACTATATTCAATAAGTCAGTTATGCTTCAACAGAATAGTAATCTATTAGATTGGACGAGTATTTTTGAAGTTTGGTTTGATGATTTTACCTGGACTAATCGTTCTATTCCACAAGGTGGCCAAGACGAACGAGATGTTATGAGTTTCAAGTTCAATGTTCCTATCTGGATCAATCCACCTGCTAAACTAAAGAGAAGTGGACTCATTGCCGAGATTGTTACGCAAGTATTTGAAGTTGCTGACGTGAATGCTATTCGTGCTGGTGCTGCTGGTGAATATGATCCATTTACCTGCTTCGGTGGAATACCTATGCAGATTGTTACAACCGAAGGTAACTATAGAATCTCTGTAACACGTAATGGCGCCATAGAAGAAATAACTTTGTTGAACGAGTTTGGACAGGTCGATCCGCTACTTAGCTGGCAAGACCTCATACAAAAATACGGGCAGATTACCCCTAATATCACCAAAATTAGGCTAAAGCTTGACCCTAACCTCGATGTCACTGATTCTGACATTATAGGTGGCATAATACAAGATCCACTGCAACAAAATGTGCTTATTTTTACACCGGACATCGATACATTACCGGCTAATACAATTCCACCTATATTGGATATTATTGATCCTACAGAAGTTATGCCTGGTAATGGATTACCGATTGCTATGGCTGGTCAAAGGTATCTACTGGCATCACACGATAGTAAGGGTGAAGAACCTGCTATACCACCAAATGTTCCAACAAGTCCATGGGGTCAGTTTATTATCGCCTATCCAAATGATGTTATTGAATACAATGGAATCGCTTGGGTTGTTATTTTTGATTCACGAAATGCTGTAGGTAAGAGTTATGTTGTAAATACATCAAACTCGACACAATATACTTTCGACGGGGTCGACTGGACATATACCTATTATGGAAAATATGCACCTGGATATTGGCGAATCGACAATATTATACAGGCACCAGATGGAACAACTATCTCAAACTACGAATAAAACTGGTGTAGGAACAATATTTGTTTCTACAAAAACAAACCGAGTATTATTAAATCTCAGAGCTCAACATAAGACACATTCAATGTGTTGGAGCCTCTGGGGTGGAATGATTGAATCGGGCGAGCAACCCAAAGATGCATTACTCCGTGAACTAACTGAGGAAATGGGTTTTGTTCCAGATATAGAAAAGATTTACCCGTTTGATGTTTATCAGAGTAAAGACAAACATTTCAAATATTACTCATTTGTGTCTATTGTTGTAGATGAGTTCGTACCGGAACTAAATGATGAGAGTTGTGGGTATTGTTGGATTGACCTTGGACAATGGCCTAAACCAATGCACCAAGGTGCTAAGATAAGTTTCTGTAGTGAAAAAGCTATCGAAAAGATTCGTATTATTCTAAGCCAACATCCTAACGCTGACGTCTAACTTCGTATACAACTTCAAAATCTGAACAGTCGTAATACATTTGTGGTGTTAGATTTTTATCAGACTTGATCATTGCTTCAAAATTTGCAAAGTTGATTTCATAATCTGGTTCTGCCATTAGTGCGGTGCGAACTAATTCAACACAACTCAATGCATTATCGT